CGATACGCGCCGGGCATTGGGGCTTCTGGGGCAGACCCATGAGGATCAGATCAAGGTCTACATGACGGAACTGCGGACGCCTGAGAACGCGGCCTCGACGATTGCGGCGAAAACCCGCGCAGGCCGCGTAGGCGACAACCCGTTGATTGATACGGGCCGCTTGCGGGCGTCTATTAGGTGGACGCACGACTGATGTTTAGCCGGTTTCGCAAAACGCTAACAGTCACCCGAGGTGACGCTGGGCAGTTTGTGGACGGCATTTTTCAGCCGGGCACGCAAAGCAGCTTCACCATTCAGGCGAGCGTGCAGCCGACCACGCCTGATGACGTGGAGTTGATCCCGGCGGGCAAGCGCGACCGACTCAGTTACACGCTGTATTCGGACACGGCGCTAAAGATTGCGAACGACAACACGCAGCAGCTGGGTGATCGTGTGTTAATTGACGGCGAGACCTACGAGGCGATGGGTCGCCAGCCGTGGCAGAACAATATCATCAACCATCACCGCACGGTGGTTGTGAAGGAGGCTGAGCAGTGAGCGACGCCATCCGCGAATGGGTTGAGACCGAGACAGGGCTGACAACGATCTGGCTGCATCCGAATGCGCCGCGCCCTGACCGGCCGTATGCCGGGCTCCAGATACTGAACGTGTCGCGACTTGGCGACCCGGTGCGTGGCGACATCAACGAAGATGGCGAGTCGGAGTTGCAGATGGAGCGGGAGTTGACGGTTAGCGTCAACATCCACGAAGCGTCTGACAATCCCGACCCGCGCTCGGCGCTAGACACGGCGACGGACTTGCGGGATTCGCTGGATGCGCTGTCGGTATTGGAGCCGCTTCGCGCTGGCGGGTTTGCATTCCGGGGCGTTGAGTTGCTGGCGGATACGCCGACGGCACTTGAGACCAGTTGGGAGCCGCGTGCCACGTTTGACGTTCGGTTCGGCACCACGAAAACCCGCATCGACGATCTTGGCGTGGTGGAGAAGGTGGTTTTCGACGGCACGGTCGATGACATCGAGTTTGAATTCATAGCACAGACAGAGGATTAACGACATGGCTAGTGTGCTCGACTATGTAGACGTGACAATCACGCGGGAGATCGAAGCGGTCACCCGTGTGGGTTTTGGCACGTTGCTTTTCATTGGTGAGACTGACGACGGTCAGGGCGAGCCTAAGCAGGGCGCGATTGTTCGCACCTACGGCGATCTGGACGAAGTGGCCGAAGTTTTCGACACCACCGACCCTGAGTTTCTTGCGGCGCAGGCTTANTTNGGGCANGANGAGCGCCCGGAACGCCTTTATGTGGGCTTCAAGGCGTCTGGTGACAGCTACAGCGACGCGATTAACGACATCGTGGCCGTGGATGACGACTGGTACGCCGTTGCGATTCAGAGCCGCGATCAGTCGGACATTGAGCTGGTGGCCGCCAACATCAATGCTCGGTTCAAGCTGTTCCTTGCCGCGACTGCGGACGCTGACGTCAAGGACGGCACCATCGACACCGACGTGGCTTCGGTGATCTTCGACAGCACCTTTGACCGGACTTCCGTGTTCTATCACACCGAGGCGGGCGATGACGTTTATCCCGAGGTCGCTTGGGCTGGACTGATGCTGCCGAAAGATCCGGGCACTGCAACGTGGGCCTGGAAGCAGCTCTCCGGCATTCCGACTGACAGCTTCTCCAGCAGTGAGCGGGCGGCGCTTGAAGAAAAGCGGGCCACCTACTACACCATGGTCGCGGGCAACCCGATCACGTTTGAGGGCCAGACCGGCCAGCTTGGCGTGTTCATCGACATTATCCGCGCCCAGGACTGGCTGACCTTCCGGATTGCTGAGGACATGGTGGCGCGCTTGGCTTCGGTGCCGAAGATTCCGTATGTCGGCGGTGATGCCATCATCGAGGAGCTTCTTCGGAACCGGCTGGATATCGCGGTGGATCGCGGCGTGATTGCTGAGGGCTTCGAGGTGACCGTGCCTCCGGCTGAAGATCAGCAGGTTAGCGACCGTGCCGACCGCATTTATCGCAACGTCACTTTCCGGGCGCAGCTCACCGGTGCCGTGCATCGGATCGAGATTCGCGGAACCCTGACCGTTTAAGACTAGAGGATTTAAGACATGGCACAGGTAAGGACCTACGCGGCGGATGAAGTGCGGATCGTGGTCGGCGGCTCGCCTATCTCCGGGCTAGCTGATGGCACGTTCGTGAGCATCAGCCGGGATGAGCAGGCGTTTAACAAAATCACCGGCGCTGACGGCTCCACCAGCCGGGCCAAGACCGGCAACCGGGCGGGCACTATCACGCTGACGCTACAGCAGACAAGCCCCGGCAATGATGTGCTGAGTGCGCTGATGATTGCCGATGAGGCAGGCAACGACGGCGTGACTAGCGTTCTCGTCAAGGACACCAGCGGTCGGACGCTGCACTTTGCCGCTTCGGCTTGGGTTCAGCAGATGCCCGACACTGACTTCTCGAAAGAAATCGAGGAGCGGGAGTGGGTTATGGATTGCGCTGCGATTGACAGCTTCGTCGGTGGCAACGCTAACGCGGCGGGCGGCGAGTAATCGCCCCCTTCTAACAGGAGGTATTTATGGCACGCACGCCAGTGAAGAAGATCGTGCAGGGGCACGAGTATGAAATCACGCCATGGGACGGCCTGTATGCCCTGCGGATGACGCAGCGGATTGCGAAGGCGCTCAAGGACAGCGGCGCGTCGGAAGGGATCAGTGAGATCTTTTCCGGCGGGCTGGATGCCGAGGTTTCTCCGGCTGCTGTTACGGACGCCATCGTTTCGGTGCTGTCTTACGGCGACACGCCTCAGCTGCTGCGGGATATGCTGCATGGAACGTTCCGCGATGGGCGCGATATCAGCATTGATAGTGTGTTCAATGAGGCGTACACGGGCAACATTGGCGAGCTTGTGCAGGCACTGCCGGGGATCGTGGAGGCAAACTTCGGCGATTTTTTCGGCATGGCGGGCGCTATTGGCGTCCGCGAAGGCGCCGACAGCAGCAAGGCGGACTCCCCGGAGAGCTAGCCGAGGAGTTGCAGGACGAGTGGCCCGCGTGGCGGCTTGTCATGGAAGGCAAGGCCACGCTGGGTGAACTGTCCGGGCCGACGGCAACGTACAGCCTGACAGACATCTACAAGGCCAACGCCCTGCTGGACATGCAGGCGGATATTGAGGCAGCACAGAGGGCACAGGAGCAGCGTCGCAGATGATCGTCAGAGAGCTAACAACTCGCCTTGGTTTCGACGCTGACGACGCTCAGGCCCGGCGCTATGCCGACAGCATCCGCACTGTACGCCGTGTGGCGATTGCCGCCACGGCTGCGGTCACGGCATTGGCTGGCGGTACTCTGGCCCTGTCGCGATCTTTGGCCCGCCAGGGGGATGAAATCGCCAAGGCGGCTGTAGAGGCCGGGCTTGCCGAGGATCAGTTCCAGCGGCTGACGTTCGCCATTGGGCAGGTCAGCCGCGTCTCCGAGCGTCAGGCAGAGCAGGCGCTTCTGCGTCTTAACGACACCATCGGTCGGGCGCGTATCGAGGGCGGGCGTTACGCCGAATCCCTTGAGCGTCTAGGGTTCTCGCAGGAAGAAATCCAAGCGGGAACCATCGACAATGAGGAAGCGTTCAGTCGCGTTGTCACCGAACTGGGCAACACCGAGAACGCTGCCGACGCTGCGGCGCTGGCTTCGCGGGTATTAGGCGAGCGCGTTGGCCGCCAGCTTGGCCCTGCGCTGCGAGAGTCCGGCGATGACTTCCGCAATGCAGCCGCCGAAGTCGCGGCGCTTGGCGGTGGTTTTTCTCAGGTGGCGGCGCAGTCTGCCGAAGAGTTGACCGACAGTTTCGCTCGCGTTGGCATTATCACGCGGTCGCTGCGATCTGAGATCGCCGAGCAGTTGCTGCCGGTGGTCAATGACCTGGTTACCGAACTGACCGACTGGTTCTCGGCTAACCGCGAAATCATCCTTCAAGACTTCCGGCGCGTAGTGGCTGGCTTCATCACCGTTCTGCGCACCTTGACCACCATTGTCCGAGGCGTCGCGACCGCAGTGAATGCCGCAGCGCAAGCCATCGGCGGATGGGAGCGAGTCATAAGGCTGACCGTGGCAGCGCTGACCGCTTTGGCTGCCGTCAAGATATTCCGCTTTCTGCGAGCGCTTGGCGTTGTTGTCGGCGGACTGATTGCGGCGATAGGCACCTTCGCGGGCGCGATTGGCGCGCTGAAGTTTGGAGCGATTATCGCAGGCGTTGGTGCGGTGATTGTCGTAGTCGAGGACTTGATCGGCTGGATGCAGGGCGCGGACTCTGTTATTGGGCGGTTGCTCGGGTCGTTTGAGGACTTTTCTGCACGCGTCAAGCCTATCGCGGACTTTTTCGCTGGTGCCCTGCGGGTAATGATCGATCAGTTTGCCGGCTTGCTTGACTTCATCATCGGCATCTTGACGCTGGACGGCCAGAGGGTTATCGACGGTTTCCTTCGCATGTGGAGCCCCATCGCCGACGGATTTTTAGAAATCCAGGACATTATCGTCGGCGTATTCTCGCGCATTATCAGCGCTGTTGCAGGGTTTGTGAGCGACATGGTGCGTGCAATCCTCGGCGCTGTCGGTCGCGTATTCGGTGCATCGTCTGAGTTAGGCGAAGGCATCCGCAGCGGATTCCTTGGCGCGATTGCTGGCGCGTTTTCGTTAGACATGAGCGGCCTTGCTGGAAGCATTAGGTCATTTGGCGCTGACGCTGTAGATGCGGCTCGCAGCGTTGGCGGCAGAATCCGGGACGGGTTTATGGGCGCTGTCGGCAGCCTTCATGCCCGCATCTTTGGCGATAACGATGCGCCGGAAATGGCAGAGCCGACGGGCGACCCTCGCCAGCAGGGTATCGCTGAGGGAATGCGCCAGCTTGGCGTGACAGGGACGCCGGACATCATGTCCCTTCCCGTGGTGCCGCGGTCTGGGCCAAGTGTGAACGTCAACGCGAACTTCAACATTGACGTTCCGCCCGGCACCACAGAGCAACAGCAGTCCGTGCTGCAAGGCACAATCGAGCGTGTGTTCGATCAGCGCCTTGACCGCGCCATCCGCCAGTCCATGCAAGACTTCCAGCCGCAGGAGTAACCATGCCCGTCGTCAATTTTTTGTTCGGTAACCGGGTGGCGAGCGGCTTTAGCATTGAGGGCGCCACGTCTTTTGACGCTGACTTGACCATCGACGAATTGCATGAGCGCACCGCGTCCGTGACTGAGCACCCAGTTGAGGCCGGGTCGGTTATCAGCGACCACGTAATCGTTAATCCCGAGCGGGTAAGACTGACCGGGTTTGTCACCGACTCAGGGCTTCGCGATCCCGAGCGGGGCAATACACAGGCCGCGTTTGACGCGCTGGACAAAGCATCAGAGGAAGGCAAGCTGGTTCAGGTAATCACCGGGCGCAAGACCTACGCTGACATGATCCTTGTATCTGCTGACCTGCCTCGAGAGCGACCAGAGTCCATGCAGTTCGCGCTTGAGTTTGTGAAAGTTAACCTTGTGACGCCGCAGGTTGTGGAGGGCGTATTGTCCGCCGCGCAGGTTGCCGCCGATGATGCCGATACGTTGCAGCCCGAGGTTGATGAAGGCAACGCTAGGGCGGGGCGCGCAACGCCCAGTGAGGCGCAGCAAGTCAACGAACGCACCACGGTGCTTTTTGATCTGGTTTTCGGGGGTGACGACTGATGGCCGTCCGCAGGATTCGCGTGCCTGACATTTCTGCATCGCGCCAGACGGTCGAGCTAGACGGACGGCTGTACCAGCTAGTCTTCCGCTACAACCCCCGCATGGACAGCTGGTTCATGGACATTGAGACTGACACCGGCGAGCCGCTGGTGCAGACGATCAGGGTGGTGCTGGACCTGCCGCTGCTGTTTGGCAAGGGCACGGATGACAGGCTGCCGCCTGGCGACTTGATCGC